ATTTGATTAAAGCTATAATCGGCAATGTTCTTGACATTTCTCTAAAATCAGAGATGGAAAAATTAATAGTCCATTCGGAATTTGGAGAACCATTCCAAGATGACATTAGCGAGAAAATAAGCGATATTATCAAACTGAGAGATGCAGGTCTCCTAAGTCAAGAAACGGCTATGTCTTTGATCGATTACATTAAAGATGTTCAATCTGAAATAGATAAAATAAAGACAGAGCTAGAGGAAAAACAACAAATGTTATCCGAGCAAATGGGTGCAGGATCTTTATTCGGGCAATTCAGGAATAACACAGAAGAAGAATGAACCTAGATAAACTCACCATCGAGGAACTAAAAAAAATGCTAGATCAGTTGCAGATAGAGACATCAACACGAATTGATGATGCCTTCAATAAATTCGTGGATGATATTTCTAACATGGGGCTTATCAAGTCTTACCTGTCTTCTAAGGAGCAAAAATTTTTAAGCGAGATGAAAAGGCTATCAAATGCTATAAGCAATCACATTGATAGCCTTGTTGATGATATACACGTGATAAATACTACATCATCGAATATCTCATGGAAAATTGGAGAAAAAATTGCAGAGAAAGAGATTAAATCCATCATTCCTGAAGGTCTATTTGAAAAATTACGGGCAAACGGCATATTTGAACATAGGAAGAAATCCCTCGATAGTTTTACCATGAGTAAAAAGGATTTCAGAATATCTTCACGTGTATGGAAAGAGGGAATAAAAGGACAAATCGAAGATTCCTTACAACTTGCATTTGTAGATGGAAAGAGCGCAAACGAGTTATCACGTGATATTCGCAAGTGCTTGCAAGAACCTGACCGACTTTATAGGAGAGTCCGTGACGCAGAAACTGGAGAGTTAAAATTAAGCAAAGCGGCAAAAGAGTACCATCCGGGGCAGGGCGTTTACAGGTCAAGTTATAAAAACGCAATGAGATTATGCCGTAACGAGATAAACAAATCATATAGACGTGCAGAATGGGAAAGCTATCAAGATAATCCCGCCATTGTTGGATTCAGGATTAGGTTATCCAATAATCACACGCTAAACGGGAAACCATTCGTTGATATATGTGATTATGCACAAGGCGTGTATCCAAAGGATTTCAAGTGGCATGGTTGGCACGTTCAATGCCGTTGCGTCATGGAGCCTGTATTCGCATCAAGGATTGACTTGGAAAAGATGGAAGACGCTATTCTGGCAGGAGGTAACGCAGAAGATATTCAGGTGAAACAAGTATCATCCATCCCGAAGAAATTCATTGATTGGTCGCAAAAGCACAAAAAACAAATATCTGGTTGGGACTCAAAACCAGATTACATTCTTGATAATAAAGCTTACGCTGAAAAATATTTCACGTACAAGGATGTATTTAAGAAAGATTCATGATTTTATACTGTATAAAATTTTGATATTATTCTTTTGAAAGAAACTATAATTTTATATCTTTGTTGAAGCATGTGATGTTACATGCCACCCAAATATCTACGGACGGAATGGCTGAATATTATCTTAATAATAAACCTCTTTCTGATTTTGGTATCGTACCATCTCGTAGCAACAAGCATATAGCTTTGTCGGGATGCTTTGACCTTCCTAAAAGAATTGGTGACACTTATTTTGACTGGCCTCGTGAAAACGGTATAGATCCTTATGTAGACGAAAGCGATATTCAATTTGACTCAAGAAGCATTAGATTCACCGGGTACATTATCGGGAATCTTGAATTAAATGTTCGGTCTTTACAAAATTACGTTTTAGCACTACCTGAATTATCCATGCTATCCTGTAAATGGGGGTCATGGAATGTTAAAGTCAACAAGAGCATAGACATCACCCCTATTGACAAAAATAACGCAAGAATAAGCATTTCATTCGTTGAACCAATCCCAGATTTATCCGGAACATTGCCACCTATATCAACGATCAAGGATATTGATGATTATTCTTGGAAATCTTTAGGTTTATACATTGAAAAAATTAATGGGAGTTTTAATATTAAACCTCTCAAATCCCTTGACGTGACTCAAAACCCGGATAGAACAATTCGATCAACAGGAGGAGAAGACAAGGGCAAGGTTACTATTTCGGCTCACGTTGTGGCAACTTCTTTTGAAGATTTCAAATCAAGAATAAAATCTCTCTACAGATTATTCGGAAGTGCTGGACTAAGAACAATAAATTATCGAGGCAGATCTATTTATTGTTTTGCTATTAATGGATTTACCATCACGAATGTTATCATGAAAGATATTATCGTGGCAAAATTCACGTGCGAGCTAATTGAAACAAGCAAAATTATCCATGCAAATGAAGACATATAGCATATACAGGCTAGGCATAAAGAAGCACGATTTCGTAATAGAAGATGATGACATAAGACGTTCGATGTCTCACGATAATAACGTGTCATTTAATGTTGAATCAAAGGATAGTCTTGACATCAAAATAGGGGATTACATCATAGAAGACGGTAGCCATTACACTATTTATGACCCTATTGACGTGGAAGAAAGTAATGGAGTCTTCTCCTACCCTCTTGTCTTTCGTTCTCCTGACTATAAGTTGAAATTTTCCATTGTGAAAGACGAGGGAGCGACCACATTCCCTTATCACGGGGGAATAAAAGAATTTGTTGATCTTGTAATATTATCCTTGAACGAGGATCAACAAGAATACACTGCGGGGGATATTGACGAGGGTAATATTATCGATCTCGAATTTGACAATAGCTCTTGTTTCCAAGCTCTCGATGATATATGCGAGGCTGCAAACATGGAATGGAACCTTATAGGCACTAGTATTAACGTGAAATACCGTATCGGGAAAGACGTGGATATTGTGTTCGAATACGGCAAAGAGAAAGGTGGATATTCGGTTAGACTTGATAAAGTACAAAATACATCAATCGTAACCCGGTTAATTGGGAAAGGTGGAACGATTAACCTTCCTAAAGATTATGTGTCTCCCGACAAGCCAAAGCGGTTGAATTTAGGGAATGAGATACTAGAAAAGAATATTGACAAATACGGCAAAATCACGGGTGTTTATACGAACGATAATATATATCCACGGCTAATAAATAAAACCGTTTTAGAAGTAACAATTCCAGAAGATATAGAAAAAGCAACTTCATGGAAGTTAAAACTTGATCTCCCGTTTGATCTATCACAACAATACGCAGATGATAAAACTCCATTAATAAAATTTCAAACAGGAGATTTAATAGGTAATGAGTTTGAGATTGTTGATAATAGCTGGAATAATACCGACAAAACACTACAAATCATCGTACAAGAAGATGAAAGTGATGGATATAAACTACCTAATGAAACTAGGCAACCTAGAGTTGGGGACGTATTCGTTCTATTAAACATATATATGCCTCAATCGTATGTTGACGAAGCTACAGACGAATTGAGAACTGCAACACAAGAAGAACTAAACAAAAAGAGCGAACCTCAATATGCTCCTACCGTGAAGGTCAGTAAAAGATTCCTCACCAAAAAGGGATATTCTTTAGATATTGGAGACAGCATAACAGTAAAAATAGGTGAGCATAGTATAAATACACGCATATTAGCGATAAATCAATCTTCAAGTAGCGATGAAATAAACTACGAGCTTGGCGATGAGATACTGTATTCTTACGAGGATAACGTGAATAATCAAATCGAGCAAATACAAGTCACTCTAAAGCAACTTATAAGCCTAGAAGACGTGCGGAGATTATTCAACGTTCTCATCAATCAATGGAGACCGTTATGGATGGATCAAAAACTCCACTCCTACGACGACGTTAGGTTCAAGAGCGTAACCCAAACCGAGGATAACTGGCATATCACCGACAAGGGAGATGCAAAGCTTCGTGACATCATAGGCAAGGTAATCACGATAACTGATCGTTTGATGACGGACAACTTCGTCGCCGGGATGACCGGGGTGGGTGTTGGAGTGGTGAACAAGGCAGAGGTCCACATGGATAAGGGGGTTATACGGAAGTATCTTGAGGTGCTGGCGTTGGTGGTGGCGCAGATATTTTACCGTGGAGGTAGACAGGTGTTATCCCCAGCCGGGATGAAAATAAACAAGGTGGAAGAGTTCGATGAATACTGGCGTTGTTACATGGAGACGGAGGACGGTCAAGTAAACCAGTTCACCGTCGGCGCGCAAGCGAGATGTAACCGGTACGGTTCACAACAGAGGTACTGGTGGCGTTTGGTAGATAGTATCGGGGTTGATTACATCGACGTTTCAAAGACTGACATGGACGCTGGTTCGATGGCTCCCGCCGTCGGTGACGAGGTTGTTCAATTCGGTCACCGTACGGACCCGTACTTGCAATGGGTTGTAATGGATTCTTCTTTCTCTGACGATGCCGGTAGAACGATATACGCCGGGGTGAATAGTTACGACTTGTCCGGGAAATGGGTGTTACGAGAAGGGGTAAGCCCAACCGACCCGTCACGTATCGGTTTATTCACGAGGCAC